TTCAGTCGATTAATGGTTGTGTTTTTCGATGAAGAAGCAATATATCCGGACGTTGAGAGAATTACAATGGAATGGCGTATGAAGTTCCAGTCTTTAGGTGCTAAATTTTATTGGTTCTGTTTACCGATAAAACATTTCAATTGTTGTAATAAGCTGGCAAATGATGAAACCTTTATTTGTTGGGAGCCGGGAAAAGAAAATGTTTGGGTTCGTCCGATGCCGAAATTTGCAATAAGGAATCATTCGTTATTTGTGATGGGTATGAGTTACCAGACATTCGGAGCGAAGATATTTAAGAATATACCTCCGGTAGTTGGACTACGTATGGCAGAATCAATGCAGAGAAGATCTTCTATATCGAGCATGAAGAATTCAAAGTTTCTTTATCCCCTTTACGACTGGAAAGATAACGACGTATGGCTATATATTCAGCACAATAATCTCCAGATACCGGAAACATACCTATATCTCTATAAAGTGGGCGTTCCAAAGAACCAGTTACGGATTAGTCAGTTTTTTAGTATTGATACGATCAAAAGTCTACCTAAGGTACTCGAATTCTATCCGACTCTTTTTGAGCGGGTATTGAGAAGAGAACCTAATGCTGACCTCGTTATGCTTTACTATGATACAGACATGTTTCGGAGCTCAAGACAGAAACGACAGTTCGGTGATACGGAAGGATTACCCATTAGAGAAAAACTACATCAGGCTATGTTAGCCGCGGCGAAAGATCCTTCATCTTATCCGGGGTACAAACAAGCCAAGAAATGCTATTCCAAGCTTACCGATAAACATACTGACAGAACATGCAACAAAATATATCAATTACTCATTGCCGGGGATCCTAAAAGTAGAACATACCGGGCAATCCTTACGGATTTAAGAAGTGACATTGAAAAATGGGAGGAAAAAAACAATGGCAAAGGACAAAGTTCAGGAAAGAATAGCTAAAGATAAAGAAGATCTTCTAAAGGCTTTGGCAGAAAATAGTGGTATTATTTCCGCTGCGTGTCGGGCCGCGAATATTTCCCGTCATACTTTTTATAGATGGTATGATGAAGATGAGGATTTTGCGGAGAAAGTAGATGATGTCAAAGAAATGCAGAAAGATTTTTGCGAAGCGCTTATTCTCAAAAAGATGAAGGAAGGTGATACAACTATGATCATTTTCTATGCTAAAACGCAAATGAAAGATAGAGGATATACCGAACGAAAAGAGCTTACTGGAAAAAATGGGGAAGATTTAATACCACCGGAAATTGATCTTAATAAATTGACACCGGAACAAAGAGAGGTATTATTAAGCTTAGGCGATCAGTTGTTGAATGAAAAAGAAGATTGATTATAGAGCATTGGCACTGCAGGTTGTCGCAGATGAATGTAAAAAATCATTCTTCTTCTTCTTGAAAACGTTTTGGTCTGTGATTATACCTGAGGAACCGGTTTATAACTGGCATATTCCTTATTTATGCAATGAGTTGCAAACGGCATCAAAGAATATAGTTGAAAGGAAACGGAAATTATACGACATCGTAATAAATATTCCGCCGGGTTCGACTAAATCAACTATTGTTACCGTGATGTGGCCTGCCTGGTTATGGACACAAGATGCTTCACTAAGAATAATATCGAATTCTTATTCCGGGGATCTATCCACCGAACATGCATCATTATCGAAGGATATTATTACGTCAGATAGATATAAAACGCTATTCCCCAATATAAAGATCAGGCATGATAAGTCAGGTAAAAGCGCTTATGGTAACACCAAACGGGGAGCACGATATACAACATCCACTCAAGGAACGATTACAGGGAAGCACGCCCATGTCATAATCAATGACGACCCTGTAAACCCTAAACAAGCCGATTCAGAGCCTTTAAGACATGAAGCAAACAAACATACTGGAACACTATCTTCGCGTAAGGTAGATAAGAAAATCACTGTTACAGTAACGATCATGCAACGTTTACACGAAGATGACGTTACGGGCCATTTGCTAAAGAAAAAAGGTGAGGACTTATTTCATATTTGTCTTCCTGCTGAACTCTCCGATAAAGTAAAGCCGGAACACCTAAAAGAAAAATATATAAACGGGTTGCTGGATCCTGTTCGTATTGACCGGGCAGCTATTGATGAAGCAAAAAAAGACCTTGGAAGTAGAGGTTATGCAAATCAATTTGAACAAGCCCCTTCACCGGCAGGTGGGAATATTATTAAAGAGGATTGGTTTAGAACAATTCCTATATCACAATTCCTGGCAATCGTCGGCAACAACCCGATGCACTTCTGGTTGGATACTGCTTACGATGAACAGAAACCTGATTCGGATAATGATCCATCCGGAATAATTGCCGCATGTAGAATTCAAAACAACGTATACATTTTCCAGGCGCAAAAAATGTATAAGACATTTCCCCAGCTGATAAAATTCCTTCCGGAGTTTTTAAAAGCCAATATGTATTCACGCAGGAGTACATTAAGAGTGGAGCCCAAATCATGTGGCAAATCAGTTGTACAGACATTACAAGACATATCTGACTTAAATGTTACCGAAACACCAACTCCTACTGATAGTAAATCTATGAGATTGCACGTTGTATCTCCCAAGGTTGAATGTGGAAGGGTGTATTTGGTCGAAGGTTCATGGAATGAAGAATTAATAAAGGAAATATGCGGTTTCCCTACAGCATCCCATGACGAATATGTCGATCTATTGGGCTATCTCATCAATTATCTTTTAGAAGATGATTTCGAGATACCAAAAGGACTTACAAAACAAAAATTAGGATTATAAACATTACAGTCATGAGCAACTTATTTAATTCATTCAACAATTTACTGAATGCAACTCTGGGGAAAAACCAGGAGTTTTTACAATTGATCAAGGCTAAGGACATAGGTCGAGCCATGAGTCAAATGGAAGAGAGAAACAAGGTAGCTAATGAAGCTATCTTGGAGTATAACCCTAAAACTCACAATATCATGAAACGAGAGGATAAAATGATTTTTGATGAAGAGGGTTATTATGAAAGGACGGAAAAAAGGTGGAAATTACCCATACCTTACCATCCGTTTATTAATGAAATAGCATTAGTCTTTTTGTATGGCCGACCTATAAAATGGGTTCAACGATCCGAAGGAACAGACGAGGCCTTTAGCTATTTTACCCAGCTAATTGAAGATACACGATTCAATTCAAAAATACGTCAATGTAAACGTTTGGCGGGTGCTGAGACCCAAAGCGCGATGCTCTTTCGTGTATTCCGTAATAGAAAGGAACAACCAGATGTACAATTAAGAGTCCTTGCAAAAAGCAAGGGGGATGATATCCGTGTACGACGCGATCAATATGAGAATATAATCGACATCGGTTGGGGGTACTATCTCAAGGAAGAAGGTAAAACAGTCCTCCATTTTGATATATTTACACCGGATATTATTTATCGATGTAAAAGATCTTTCTCTGGTTGGGAAGTAGTCGAAGAAGAAAATCTCGTCAGTAAAATTCCTATTATCCTATTTCAACAAAAAAAAGAGTGGGATGGTGTGGAAAATCTTATCGAAAGAGAAGAATTTATTGGCTCCCGTACAGCTGATACTAACGATTATTTTGCTGATCCAATAGCCGTTATTGATGCCGATATAGTAAAGAATATGCCGGAGAAAAAAGAAGAATCAAAGTTATTAATAACGAAAGGGGGCTTGGATGTAGATAAAGCAGCCAAATATTTGACGTGGGATAATGCTCCGGCATCAAAGGAAAAAGAAATTGAATGGTTGCAAAATCATATACATACAAAGTCATTTACTCCTAAAATAGATTTGGAGAGTATCAAAGGTTTAGGCGATGTCTCTGCAAAAGCTCTTAAACAATTGATGTTCTTAGCAGACATTAAAGCTGCAAAACATAAAGAAACACATGATGAACTTCTTCATCGAACTGGGAACCTTTTTAAGGCTGTAATTGGAAACGTTCTTAATGTGTCACTGAAAACGCAGTGCGAAAAGCTGATAATAGGACATGAATGGCAAGAGCCATTTGGGGAAGATATCGTTGAAGCGATTAAAAATGTTGTTGATTTAGTGGATGCCGATTTGATGAGCAAGGAGACAGGAGTTGAATTTAATCCTCTGATAAAAGATCATAAACGAGAAATGAAGAGACTCGAAAAAGAAAAGGAAGATAGATCAAAAGCAAATAATGATCTCTTCCGGCAGACTATGGAAAGAGAAACCTTTGTCGAAGCTCATTAATCGGTTATGGCAAAAAATACAAATCCTGACAAATACGCAAAAGGACTTTTCCTTCGTACCGAACAGTACGCAGAAATTGTTCGGAATGATTATGTATTTGCAGTAGATGAGTTATTGGAATTGTATGCTTCGGTAAAACTTTCACCTGGAGAGAAGTTCTCTTTTTCGAATTACCCTAAAAAAGCGATTGAAGCTGATCAGATCTTACGGGGTTTATATAGCCGTGTATACAATTCTATTAAAGAGGGCGTGATTGCAGAATGGGATTATGCAAATATTTCATGTGACGCCCTGATCACCTCAATTTTTGGCAAGGGAGTTGTGCAAAGTAATCACATGGCGAAGTGGTTTAGCCGAAATCAAGAAGCTTTGGATGCTTTTTTTGCCCGGAAATCTAAAAGAGGTGGACTAAACCTATCCCAAAAGATTTGGAAATACACCGGTCAATTGAAATATGAAATGGAAACTGCTTTAAGCGTTTCATTAGGTGAGGGTTTGCCGGCAGCCAAAGTTTCCCGACAGGTTCGTGAATATCTGGAAGAACCTGATCGTCTTTTTAGACGGGTTCGAGATTCAAATGGTAATCTAAAACCATCCAAGGCAATGAAGAAAAACGCACCAGGCAAAGGTGAGTATAATTCTTCATTTAAGAATGCCATGCGTGTTGCCAGAACCGAACCCAATATTGCTTACCGGACCGCAGATTATGAACGGTGGATGAATTTGGACTTCGTGATAGGTGTAGAAATAAAGACATCAAGAAACCACAAAGTAATTGACATTTGCGATGATCTGGAGGGTATTTATCCGAAAGGATTTAAGTTTACGGGGTGGCATCCTCAATGTACATGTTTTGCTACACCAGTTTTAGCTGATATGAATGAGATGATCGAAGTTCAAAAGATGATCTTACAGGGTAATGATGTTTCAAATTATAACTTTACTGGAGAAGTGAATAAAACGCCTGCCAAATTTAACGCGTGGGTAAGAAAAAATCAAAATCGAATAGATCAGTGGAAGGACCGGGGAACACAACCATATTTTATTCAAGATAATATGAAATATGTTGCATAAAAGAGGCGATCATTGATCGCCTCTTTCCCTTCTACCCCTATTCCCATTTTTACGACAAAGTTCTCCAAGTCGTATAATAACTTTCTTATTTTCATACTGACAGTCCGATAAATTGTAGTTGTTCGAAAGAGATCGTTGTGATATTCCAATCTGATCAACTGAAAATCTATCGTATATAGCAGCTAACGAACCAAAGTAATAATGGTTTTTTTCATCAACTGGTTCTTTGAATTCTATATGGATAATTTTACTCATAGATTTACCTCCAATTCTTTGCCTGTCATTACAAAATAAAGGTTTTGAAGCGAATGCAGATAGGCGCTAATTTCAGGTCCAACGGTCCATTCATAAACATCTATATAGAATTTCCCTTCAATATATTGAAGGTCAAAGGGGAAACCTTCTCGACTGAATTCTATGCCGTCGACAAAGTTAGTTGGTGTCTTAACAAATCCGCATTTTTTAAGAATATCATTTGATAAGGCCACATATTCACAGGCATCCAACTCAACCTCAGTATTCACCTTATGAGTACCGTCTGAGTTGACACGGACAGCATTAAAACAAATGCCATAAACCTTTTTAAGCTGGCCTTTATAAGAAATTATATTGCCGATACGGAGTTCTGTTGAATCTATCATATTTTCATCTACTTAAAATGCAAATGTAATGTTTAATTAATCAAACAAAGAAAGCTGCTTACTTTTATGGGTCGAATGATCTTCATTTAATTTATCATTCTTATCATGTGAACTTGATCTTAATTCTTCATATTCACAGATGGCAATTTCACACATTTGATTAGTCCCATTCCATTGATTAACATAAGAAGACAAATCAAATCCACAATTTGGTGTTAAATCTAAACCTGTTTCTTTGCTGAATTTTCGATATTTATCGGTAATGTAAGGTTCATCCATTACCTGATTATTATACATACCAGATATACGAAATGGACAACTTAGTTGCGGAAGAATGAAAGCACCTCTATACCTTGCAAGAAAATTGCCCACTTCAATAACCTTATACTCGAATTCTGTACCTTGATATTTTAACCATTTTAGCTTACTTCCGGTTTTTATTTTCCCGAATGGTGGATTACTTATCACACAGTCAAAGGAGCCAATACTTTTTATTAAATCTTCATCGAGGACATCACCCTTTATCCAATTAGCTTCCGGTAGGATCTTCTTTCCAACCCGAACAAAATCCGGATTTATTTCCAAACATGTCAGTTTTACCTTTCCATCTAAAAATCTATTTAACTGGAACGATAACATACCAATACCTGCACATAAGTCAATAACATTCCCAGAACCAGCTTCATAACAAAAATCATTTGCCATCATTCGGGGCGTGAAGAACGATGCAACTTTTCCTATGTTATTGGTTGCAGCTGGTAGCCAGTTCTCTAACACGAAATACTTATCGTCGAAAGATAGTTCATCCTTTAAAAGCAACTCTTCTGCTTTATCGTGATTTTTAGTCTGTTCTTTAGTTAATTTCATATTTAATCAAATAATGTTAGTTGTATAGGTCCATCTTTATCAAATCCTTTTTTTCTTTTCTGTGCTTTAACAGGAATAGTCGGTTTGATAATAGTTTCGACCGGTGTTTCAATTTTCTCTGATTCAATTTGCAACCTTCTGATTTCCCAATGTTGCCAAACAGTACTTTCTTCTTTTTTTATTGATCTTACATGTGGTATTCCGAAATGCTTATGCAAAGGATTGTTCAAATTTTCATTCACTTTCCACCCATAATACCAACTGCCAGGATCCGCAGAATTGTGCCAAACAACTTCACCAACCGCGCCATGAACTATAAAGTTACAAACACTCATCATGCAGCAGCTGCGATCAATATCTTCTGCACATAAGTAATTGCCCGGATTTCGTACATGCCAAGCAAGTAAAAGACGACTACTACCGCAGCAAGGATCAGAACAATTAGAACCATTTTTTTTTCAGATTGAGGATTCAATTGTACCATGAGATCACATAAACTCGGTGGGGTAAAGAATTGCCCTTTACTATCTCTTCTTGATTTACTTGCAACAATAGATTCATATAATGTTCCAAAAAGATCATACCATTCCTTAATGACTAATTGTTTTTCCATAACTTTTATCCATTCGCAGAGAAGATCATAGAAGAACTTATTTTCTTCTTTTTTATACCGCCATCCCTCGATGGGTTTACCGTCGAGAGACCATGACCAAATTATAAACTCAAGCCAATTGTCGAAAACATTACTTATTTCATATCCGTTGTGATAGGTGAAGTCGGTAAGCATTTTTTCTAATTGGCGTAGTTCCACAGGTGCTTCATAATGTTTACTCATCTTTATTCTATATTATCGGTGTGATTGCTCAATATTTTCCTCAATACGATCTGTGGGGTAGATGTATCCAACAACTACTTCATCACCTTCATAAGTTTGAGTAATGATAAAACTACCATCCGAGGCTTCGGAGATCATTATCTCATTATTGCTGTTGTTAATAACCAAGACCTGTGTTTCAAGAATCTTACCTTTAATAACTGTTTTCATAATCCTAATGCGTTGAATTGTTTATATATTTTGAAAATAAGTCAGCCGTATTGGTGGTGACAATACGGCTGTTGTTTTATTTTGTATCTGATTTACCCACAGAAGGTTGTATTTCGTAATTATTACTCCATACTACACAGCTTTGAATTGTTCCATTATAGTATATATCGAAGTATATTGCTCCCCTTTTATCGGGTTTAGTGTGATTTCTTATAACATCACCAGATTTTAAACCCAAACCCGTCAATTCACAATGTAACTCTCCTATTAATTGTATCATAATTGTTAACATTAAAATGTATAATCGTAATATTCATCTAAAACACCCCATAATATATTAACTTTCGGATAAGTCTTAACTTCTCGGGTGATACCTGGCAAAAGCATTAACAAACCGGTTTCTTTGTCGAAGCAATCTTCATATTCCGCCGAACCTACTTTTGGCATATTACCTTCAATAAATTCTATATGGTTACGTTGCCAGCGCCAGCTATTCCATTTCCAAACTATCACTTCATCGCAATCGATGAGTTTCTCGTATTTATATTGCTGTGAATCTGACATCCCATAATTATCAATTCTTTCCGGTTGATATTGCCGAACAATAACATGTTTCTTATCGTTAGAAACTTCCATTACCTCATAAGTGCTCCTATCACTCCAATGAAGTGTTGTTGCACCTTTACCGACTTCGGGAACGGTTTTATTAGAACTCATCATACTATTGATGAAACTACCCGATTGTGTACCGAGTCTTAAGCCTTTTTGTTTGAAATCTGTTACCATAACTTTTAATATTGCGTTGATATTTGTGGTGTTTAAACGTTCTTATTAGGCACGTTTTATTATACAAATATATGGAATGTATTTAATATATGCAATATTATACCGACTTTTTTTCTTCTCATATAAAAAAAATCAGCTTCCCATACAAAAAAAAAGACAAATAAACGTGTCTAATAAGCACGTTTAATTTTAGAAATCATTATTTTTGCCTTGGCATTAAGAGAGAATTAAATTTCTAACAATCAGAAATATGAACAAAAAACTTTTACAATTTCTCAAAGGCAAATGTAAAGACATGGGTCTTACAGAAAAAGCAATCACAGATTTGGCGACTGCTGGAAGTGATGGCTTAACAGATGAATCCTCAGATGAGGATATCGAAAGTGCAGCAAACCGTGTTATCCCTTTTGCAAAGGCAATGCAAGGAGAGGCTACCCGGTGGGCCCAATCCAAAAAGCAAACCGAAGAGGAGAAACCCGGTGAAAAAGGTGGCTCAAGTGGTGGGCAAGGTGGCAAATTTGAATTTCCAGAAGAATTGAAAACATGGCAAAAAGGGATTGAAAAACAGGTTACAGACTTGCAATCAGAGAATACTCAACTTAAAGCCGAGAAAGCCAAAAACGAAAGAAGTTCTTCAATCGCTACCAAAGCAAAAGAACTGGGTATACCCGATTATTTGATGAAACGATTCCATATCGCCGAAGATGCGGATTTCGAGAAAGAATTAACGGATTATAAACAGGATCTGGTTACCAACAAGCTTATGCCGGAAGATGCTACCGGTGTTAAATCAAGTTCAGATGAAGCGCAAAAACAAATTGCAAATAGTCTGCTTGAAGAAATCATTGTCGAAACAAAAAGTGAATAAAAATGAAGTTCAAACGTAGATTTTACGGCGGTGATCGACCCATTCACACCAATACACCAGTAATGGTTGTTGGCGGTTTCAATCTTGATCCAACTATCAATATTAAGGAGGGTGATAGTATCCCCTCCGGAGTATTGGGATCATTCGATGAATCGGAAAGGCTCGCCAAAATTCAAAAGACAGCAAAGGTTAAATCTATCGACGCAGAAGATGCCAAGATAATTACCCTTGAAAGTGACATGTTCCTTTCTCCAATCTTCATGGAAGGAGAAAAAGTTCTGAAAACGGTATCTGGACCATTTGCAGATGCTCCGGCAATCCTTAAAATTGCCCACACTTCTCCGGACTCCTATGTAGTTACCCTTGACAAAGAAATTACCGGTTTAAAAGTTGGTGACATCATCATGCATGTTATTGCCAATACATCAAACAATGCAAAATTGGTTGTTGATAAACCGTACGCTTTGATCATCGCTGATTCGGAAGAATCAGACGGCCCAGGTGATGATGAATTAGGTGTTGACGTTACGATTGATAGCGGTAATGGGTCATTCTATTTGAGACGTATCCCGCCTATCCCATCAAGTATGTTGGATGAGAGCGGCGTATTCCTGAAATACAATCCTAACATCAAGTTTACTAACTCAAAATAATAGGAGGAAATTATGCAATCAATTTATAAAAAATTCAATTTAAAGGATCCTCAGAGCGGTGCCCCTATTGATCTTCTGAAAACGATGAATATCACGTTTGATGAAGCTTCAAAAAAAGGAAAGCTACTTTGGGAACAAACCTATTCTGATCGTTGGTTCACCACCAATGCTCCGCAGATGAGCCTTACAGCCGAAGGTATTGTAAGTAAATATCATTTGCGCTATATGGCATCAATCATTGGTAATGATGCGGCTACTCCACTAAGACCAAACGATGGTTTTGAAGATTGGAAAGGAGAAATTCCACGTATGGGACATCGATTCTTTACTTCAGCTAAGAAACTCCGTAAACTGAAGGAGATCGAGGAAAATCCAAGGTTGAGTGATACCCAAAAGTACAATGAAATCAAGAAATGTTTTGTTACTGAATACCAGGAGGCATATTTGGGAACAAAAGATGTTTCAGACCACATGATTCTCCGTGCATTATCAAACTACGGTATTGCAAATTTCACGAAGGATATCAATCCCGATGGTCGTACTTACAAAATCGATTATGCAATGCCGAAAGAGAACAAGCTGGTTGCGACCTTGGCATGGACTAAAGAAAATATGGATAAAATCGACATCATTGAAGAAATGGAACGTGTTAAAGAGATTATCGATAACAAGAACCTTGATTTCGATGATTTTGAAATCCTGATGACTCCACAAAGAATCGCATTTATCAAACGACTGCCAAGATTGAAAAAAGCAATTTTCGGCTCTGACAAATCCGATTCGACAATTACCGATGCTAAGTTCCGGGAATTCTGGGAAGGTGACAATGGTTTCCCCGCTCTTGTGCCGATCAAGAAGAAAAACCGTATGCAAGAGGATGGAAAAGCTTCAAAGGTCGTCAATCCTTGGAATGAAGATATGGTTGCCTTTAAACCGAAAGGAATTATTGGAGAATTACAGCCGGCATTCGAAGATAACGAAATTATTGAGGAAGAAAACGTGGAATACAGCAATGCCGGACAAGGTATTCGTATGGCAAAATGGCGTGTGGGTGAAAGCACTGGTCAGAAAGCAGGCGAATATACTCAGGGATCTTGGCGTGTCGTTCCTCTTTTCAACTCAATTCAGGCGATTGTGAACATGAAAGTGAACAATTTCTAAAGCACAATTTTGAGACTATGACAAACTTCGAATCTCTATCCGCAAAATGTACACGTATCTGTTCTGCTTTCTATCCGGATGCAGTAGTGTTAGAGGATGCGTTAAATGATGCCGGTCTTGACCCGACAAAGAAGGCAAAGTCTAAAGACCCAGCTATAATAAAACAAGCTATTATCCTTGTGAAAGGCTTTGTCGAAACTAATCGATCAGAAGGAGGTGTGTCAACGGGTATAGACCGGGAAGCAGTTAATCGAAATATCCTCTTTTGGTGTAAGCAGTGCGGTTTAGACGCTTCGGAGTTTGTCGACGGTCTCAAAGTTATTAAGAATGGTTCAAATCGTTGGTGATGCGGACGAATGGAACACTAAAATATTTGGTTAAAGAAACAGACAAATTAGATGAAGATGGAGCTCCGTCTAAATCTATACCCGTCTGGAGTAATCCGGTACCATGCATGATTAAGTCTAATCAGCAAAAAAGTAAGGGAACTTATGTAGATGGAGAGTTTACTACCGCATCGTATGAAGTTCTCATCGAACAAAGTTCATTTGATGCAAAAAGATTGATTTTAGTTCGTAATGGTACCAATTTAGGCGAATTTGAAGTGCGTGACATTGAACCGATAATCACAATGGGTAGAATTAAAATTCTTCTATAATGCCAGGTAAATGCCATTCATCACGGGGAGACATTGAGAAAGACATAATTCATCGGACCGATGAAAATAAAGTCTTTATTAATGTCTTTTGCTATGTAGGTGAACGGTGTGTGATTGAAGCAAGAGACAACGGATCATATCAAGATCAGTCCG